CCCTCGCTTCAGACAATGGCAAAAGACCGTGGTGGGGTCCTAGACCCGATATTTGTCGAGTGGGTGATGGGCTACCCTTCCGGGTGGACCGAATTAAAGGGCTTGGTAATAGCGTGGTTCCGGCCCAAGCGCGGGAAGCGTTCATGAGACTCATGGGCATTGAACGACTCAATGAATCTAAAGCTACACCCTAAGCAGGACATCATATGGCGCGAGACCAGGGCGCAGATAAGGAACCTTTTATTCTGTGGTGGAGTTCAGTCCGGGAAGACTACCGTAGGTGCCGCTGTATCGACGCGCACTGCGTTCCACGCCAAGCCAGAAGAAACCCTAATTATCGCTGCCCCTACTTACAAGATCCTCCAGCAGGCGACGCTGCCAAAGTTCCTGGCCATGAACATGCAGTACGGTGTTCACAATAGGTCCGAGCACTTCTTTAAGTACCATTGGGGAACCACGGTCTACTTCCGAACCGGAACCCGCCCTGAATCCATGGAAGGGATATCGAACTGCATCTTCGTTTGGCTAGACGAGGGTGGAATGGTTGCGAACTACTTCTATGAAAACTGCATGGGCCGTGTAGCCCGATTGCAGGGGAAAATCCTAGTCACCACTACCCCATACGCCATGAACTGGCTCGCTGCCATGGCCGATGAGACTTTGAAGGGTAAGCGGGAAGATACGCTACTGGTACAGCTTCGCAGCGTCGACTCTCCCTACTTCCCGGTAGAGGAGTTCGAAAGGCAGAAGCGCTTACTTGATCCACGCCGCTTTGCGATGAAGTACGCAGGGCAGTTCGGAAAAATGCAGGGCTTAGTGTTCCCCGAGCTCCCGCTGGTAAGGTCTCAGCCCTTGCCGATGGGAACTAAGTACTTTGCCGGCTTGGATTGGGGACATACGGATCCGTTTGTATTAACGGTGCGGGCAGTAACCCCGGACGGGCACCACTACCGGGTGGACGAGTACTATAAGACCGGGATGATCGCGTCGGATATGTTCAACGTGGTTCTATCTCGCAACGCTATCTATCACTTTGAACGCCTTTGGGCCGATCCTTCCAGACCGGAGTACATTGAGGAACTTTCTAACAAAGGGCTTCCGATATACCCGGGGAACAATGACATCCAGTTGGGGATAGATAAGCAGACGGAGCTCATTCGGCTCGGCAAGTGGCATATGTTCGAAGATATGAACCCCAACGGTAAGGATGAATACGAGATGTATCATTACCCGGAACCGAAGGAATATACTTTCGATCAGGATCATAAAGAACAAAAGCCAGTCGACGCGTACAATCATGGAATCGACGCAGACCGTTATGTCACCATGGGGATATTGCAGGACTATGGCGTGGGTGGTTCCATTACGCCCGTACTTCCTTCGCAGCGGGACTCGGCATCCCCGGACCGCGCTGCTAGAATGGAACAGCTAAAGAAACGTAGCCGCGAAAGGGTTCTCTGATGGGCGATTCCTGGGTTAAAGCGATAAATAAGCCTGACGATAAAGCCGTTGAGTTATCATTCCGCGAGGCGATTAACAGCTTAACCGACGACGAGAAGGAAACTCTGCGCCGGATGCGGGAACAGAGCGCCCTAAAGCGTCGTCAAGATAGTCTGCGTAACCCTAATGAGGACCAATGATTTACGAGTTTTGCTGCAATCAATGCAAACTTCGGTTTGACGAAATTCGTCCTGTATCCGAATACGCCGATCCGGCAAACTGTCCTAAGTGTCAGTCAGCGGCTACCCGCGTCCCATTTCCCCGCAAGGTATGGTTCGCCGGCACTTCAGTTCAGGACCGATACTTTAATCACGCGCTGGGTAAAGTAGTAAGCGACTCAGAAGCTAAGCAGATAGCTAGGGAACGCGGTCTAATAGAAGTCGGTAACGAAGATATCTCCAAGCATTGTAACGTCGAAGAGTCCAACTACGACGATGTGTGGAAGGGCGCTTGAGTTTAATCAAGAGGATGAAAAATGTCTGATCAATCCATTTTACCCGAGCATTCAGCTACTCCCTCCGATCCGACTAAAGAAGTCGAGATGTCTCAGGAGGAGAAAGAGGCTGTTCGCTTAGCCGAGAAGATTTTCACTAAGAACAAACGCGCCCGAGCTAAGTACGATAAAGACTGGAACACGTACTTTAAGTACTTCCGCGGCGAGCAATGGCGTCAAAAGCGCCCTAGTTACCGCCATAGCGAGGTGGTTAACATCACCACGGCTAGCATTCGGAACATGATTCCGATTCTTACCGATCCACAGCCGCAAGTGCAGACGACTCCCGAAGATCCAAGCGATTTTGAATTCTCCGAAATCATGAATCAGGTCATCTCGTCCAAGTGGGACAAGGATACCTACAACATGATTGTTGCCGAGTGCCTGATTGACGCTGCCGTAATGGGCACCGGTATCGGACACGTTCCATGGGTTCCCGAACTAGATAAGGGTATCGGGGATTACACCTTCGAGACCACGGATCCGGCGCATATCTTCCCCGATCCATCCTCTAGGGATACTAACGATAGACGCGGTAAGACCTTCTGCGTTGCCGAGCCGGTAGACGTGCAGGAATTGCGCGAAGAGTACCCGGATAAGAAGGAGAAGATTAAGCCCGATTTATCTGAGGCTATCTCGTTCACTTCTTACAACGATGACGCGCAAGAGTTTGCGTTCAAGTCCCCGGTCGATAACCGGATGATGCAGTCTGAGAGCAAGGCGGGTAACAACGCCAATCCAGACTTAGCGCTTAAGCTTACCGTCTACGTTATGTCCGACGACGTTGTGACATCCTGCGAGAAGTCCACAGATCCGCAAACCGGGGTGGTAACTGAAGTCGAAAAACACGTTAAGAAGTACCCCAATGGTCGGAAGATAGTTACCGCCTGCGGTTTACTCCTAGAAGACGCGCAACTCGAATACGACGACGGGAAATACCCCTATGCCCGCCTGGTTAACGACATCATTCCTCGCTCGTTTTGGGGAGAAGGCGAAATCGGGCCGCTTAAATCCCCGCAGGACATTACGAACAAGCTGATTTCCTACTTCATGGATTACATGATCATTACCGGTAATCCGCACTGGGTAATCGATTCCGAAGCGCAGGTCGATGTGGACAACATCACCAACGAGCCCGGGATGATTATCGTTAAGAAGAAAGGCGGGGAAGCCCGCCAAGAGCCTGGAATCAGCCCTCCAGCTTATCTGATTAACACGATGCAGTACTTCATGGGCGATGTGGCGTCCAAGATCAGCGGGCAGAACGAAATCAGCCAGGGCGCTCTGACTAAGGCGAATCTTTCTGGAGAAGCTATCTCTCAGCTTACCGAAGCATCGCAAACCCGTCTCCGGGCTAAAGCACGCAACCTAGATGCGTTCCTGTCTCAGATCGGGTTCCTAATGTGCTCCCGAATCCTTCAGTACTACAGCCTTCCCCGCATCGTTCGTCTTACGAATCAAACCGACGCAGCGCCAAAGTACTTCAAGTTTATGGTCGAGAAGGACGAGAACGAAACGCTTCCAGACGGAACGCCTAACCCGAACCAAGGGAACAAGGTAGCGACTTACTCCGAGTACATGCCTAACGAAATGGGTGGCGGGACTTTCGGAACACCTAAGAAGGTTCCCCTTAAGTCGGAATTGGATATCCGTATCTCGACCGGTACGGCTCTCCCGTTCATGAAGGCTAAACGAGATTCGCAAGCGGAACGCCTGTTTGATAAGGGTGTACTTGATGCGGAAGATTTCTTGGATACAATCGAGTATCCTAAGCGAGAGCAGATAATCGCTAAGTGGAAACAACGGCAACAACAGGCAGCCGCAGCAAATGCTCAGCAAGGCCAACCTACTGAACAACCGGAAGCGGTTGGGGGATAATTAAAATGGATATGAAACAACCTAACGCGGCGCAAGGCGGAATGGACGACGGCTTAGACGAAATCATCAAGATGGGTGGGGACGAGAAGAACCCGTTCACGTCGATGGTTGCCGGTGTGAGCACTGCTCTTTCGAAGATGGAAGAGCTCCTCCCGCAAGAAGGCGTCTCGGACGACTTGGTTCAGAAGATTGCTTCTCTGCGTGAGAGCTATCAGGGCTTGTTGCAAGAAATCATGCAAAGCGTTGGCGGTAAAGGCGGCGCAGAAGAGCAAGAGCCTCAGCAAGTGGACTCGATCGGCGGCGCGCGCGGCGTCCCGATGCAGTAAGATTTCATTCAAAAATAAATAGGAGATGTGATGGAGATCGAAGAAGGAATTCCGATGTCTGATACGGGCGCTATGCCATCAGACGCGGAAATTGATAACTTACTAAGTGGCGGAACTCCTAACCAGGAGCGGATTCCCATGGAATCTGAAAAACCGCTAGAGACTCCAGACCACGATAAGGTTATCGATCCGTCCGAGACTGCTCCAGAGTCTAACGAAGCCGGAGCTCCACCGGTCGATCCTATTGTTTCGCGCGTTCAGCAGGCGTTAGCTAGTCTTACTCCCGAGCAGCGCGCTGCCGTAATGTCTCAGCCGATTGAGATCGTCCATAACGGGCAGAAATTGGCTATCGCACCGGATAAGCAAGTTCCCCTGATGCAAATGGGAATGAACTATTCCGAGCGTATGCGTGCTCTGAACGTAGAGCGACAAGAATTTGAAAAACAAAAAG